GGGGGGGGTAGTTCTATTTTATTTTTTATTTTTTTCATTCCACCATTAAAATTTTTCAAGAAAAGAACGCTCCCGTTGCCGCTTATAATATCGCAAGACCGGCGTGCGGCTACTCCGCCGTCTTGCGTCTTTCCCCCAACAATATCGGCTCCCAACTTTTCTTATTGGCCGCCTCTAACAATTGCGCCTGTAATTGAATAATACGTTCTTTGTTTTGATTGGCGCTATAATTTGCCTTATCAATCGCGGCGTTGATATTAACTAGGGACGCGTTGATATTGGTGAATGTTTGTCGAAATTCCGCTATTACTTCCATGTAAGTCGTATTTTTTTCCTGCAATTTCGCTATTTGTGTGTAAAGCGCCTCAATGGTGCGCGCTTGCGCCTCAATTCTTGCGCTTTGGCCTTCAAACAACATCTTAAATTCCCACGGCGTGGAATTGCCGGGAACCCCGCCGGGCGGTGCCCCCGCTTGTTCATCTTTTGCCACTTCTGTTTCCTCCATAACTAAATCATTCAACGTGCAACCAAAAACATCGGTTACCTTTAATAACACGGACAGCGCTGGGCGCTCCCCCCTTTTCCATCGTGTAACAGCGTCCCGCCCGCCAATCACTTCATTGAGCCGCGATTGCACGCCGTCAAATTTTTTATTTAATAAGCGCTCAATATTTTTAATAAATATGTCTTGATTCCATTTCATACGTAAATATTCTTGTAATTATGTTTGACAAACCGTAAATTATGTTGTAAAAGACCAAGCCATGAACGATATTCCAAAATTATTTCTTGAAACGCGCCGGGCATACAACAAGTCACAAGCGGCTTTTGCGCCATTGATAGGGTGTAGCCGCGTAAGCCTGTCCACGTATGAAACCGGGGCGGTCACGCCGAGCGCCGACAAATATGAACGCTTGTTGGAATTGCGCGCGCAGTTGCCGGACGCAAATCCGACAAAGAAGGTTAGCACATTATGAGCAAAGAGCAAGGGGTATTTTATGCCGAAAATTAATGATGTTGAAACCGACAATGTAAGTATCACCATGTCCACCGCCCTTATTTATTTCCTTAACAAGTATTGCAAGCGCCACGAATTACAAAAATCACAAGTTGTATGCAAGGCCGTTAAGCGCCTTCTTGCCTCCGCAATGGCGGATGACCCCGCCTTTTGGGAGCAATTATACGACAAGGAAAATATTTAGTCAAAATATGGATATTATAAAAATGTAAAAATATTATGTAGTTACAAAACAATAATAATTCCGGCAAGTTATGGGGGTTATAAAATGGACGGGCAATTGAAAAATGAACAAATTGAAGGCGTTAAGCGTTTATTTTGGATTGTTGGATTACTTACGGCGTCCGCCTTTGTTTTCTTTTTGGCTTGTTGGGGTTTTATCCGCCTACTTATCACGTTGGGGTTTGATTAAATGAAACCGGCTTTTCTCAAAAACTATACGCCCGGCGCGGCAAAATACAGCAATCAAAAAGTTGAAATTGACGGGTTTGTTTTTGATTCCAAGCGCGAGGCGCGGGCTTACAGCGAATTAAAACTTTTGAAATTGGCCGGTGAAATAAAGGATTTTTCCCGGCAAGTAACTTTTGAGCTTATCCCGGCGCAATATCAAACCGTGAAGGGCGAAAAAAAAGACAAAAGGGTTTGCGTTGAAAAGGCCGTTACATACAAGGCCGACTTTGTGGTCGAGCATAACGACGGCGAATTTACGGTGATTGACGTGAAGGGTATGAAAACGCCGCTGTATGTAGTCAAGCGGAAATTAATGCGCCATATCCACGGCATAGCCATTAAGGAAATTTAACATGAATGTTTTTTCAATAACAAAATTGTTGGAGGGCGTCCGGGAGCGCGCAAGGAAATTCCTATTTTCTCAAAACACCGAGCGCGGCGGGTATTACAAAAGGTATTCCGGGCGGTCAAAATCATTCAAGGGCAACAAGCGGAGAGGAAGATAATTTCACTTTGGCGGATAGGTTCGCAACCGACAAGGCGGGGCTTACCCCACCCCGCTTTCCGTCAGAAAACAAATGGGGAACGATAGGGGGTGCAAGAAAAAAAATGCTTACCTTTATTAAGTTGGATATCAACATTTTAGATGACGCAAAAATTAAAATTATTAGGTCGCACCCGGACGGCGACAAGGTGATTGTTTTATGGATTGGCTTGTTATGCCTCGCCATGAAATCATTTCGCCCCGGCCTCATAGAAATAACCGACGGGTTGCCTTATACATCAGATGACCTTGCAAACCTTTTTAACCTTGAAAAAAAGACCGTTGAAATGGGGGTCGCCCTTTTCCGTAAATATAAAATGATTGAAATATTTGACAACGGGACTATTGATGTTATCAATTTTTCAAAGCACCAAAAACTTGAAGATATTGAACATAAGCGCGAGCTTACAAGGTTACGGGTTGAGAAATTTAGGAATAAAAATAAACCATGTAACGCGTTACTTACGCATAACAGCGTTACGGTAACGTCCACAGACATAGACATAGACATAGACATAGACAAAGACAAAAGAAGGAATGATGAAAACTTCGTTTTGCCTTCTAAAGAATTAATACAAGAATCATCTGACCCAATGGTTCTTGCTCAAATCGACAAGGTTTGTGAAAAACTGTATTTAGAAAATATATTTCCACAAGTAAACGCCTTTAAAAATTCCATGATGAAATTGAAAAAAAATCCCCGGTCGGTTCTTCATACGCTCTGTCGGGCGTATGTGAAACGTGAATTTGAAGAGGGTCCGTGGGCATATTGCACAAAAATAATTAAAAGTGAGGATTTGAATTACAATGAGAGAGATTACTTCAAAACTTCATAATAGTGTTATGAAAGACTTTGAAGGCGTCGCCAGTGAAATGGCGAGGTCGGGTTGCAATAAAGACACCATCATTAAGGCGTTCAAATCTCAATTAAGAATTAAAACAAATATTTATTACGAAAAACTACGCGGCCTAAAACCAATGAAGGGCGTGTTCGAAAATATAAACTTGCAACAAACAGCAGACAGCAAAGCAGAGGTTATTTTTTACAACCTATTAAAAAGCCATTTAATTAATTTCCGGTTTCAATACAAAATTGGCCCCTATACGGCGGATTATTTAATTGCTGGCTATTTAGTTCTTGAATTGGACGGGCCGCACCACATAGAAGCACGCGATAATAAGCGCGACGCTTATATGCGAAGCATGGGTTATAAAATTATTCGGGTTCCCATGTGGGTTTTAGTTTCATGCCCAGAGGCGATAATAGACGAAATTAAAGAAGTAATAAAAATTAAAAGGGTGAAATAATTATGCCGGAAGCAATTAAAGAAGGTGAATTTAAAGGAAAGCCCACAATCAGCATTTTGACCGGGGTGTCGCGGAGCGGCGAGGAATATTGGCTGACTATGGGGTTAGCAAAAGCAAAGGCGGTTGACGAGAACATCGACCGGATTAGGATGTTCATTGATAAACATACGAAATAAAAATTTTTAAGATTGGAGAAAACATGGACGACGGAATTGTTATTGGCGACATGAAGGTTAAGGAATACAACGGCAAATTTGAACTGGTTTCCGTCCGGCATTATGACGGCAAGACTTATGAAAACTGGGGGCGCATGGAATTAGGCAAAGACAAGCGGCTTTCGGAAAAATCACAACCCTTTAAAATTAACCTTGGCGAGCCGGGCGTGGCGGCGGAGCGTTGTTTGGATACAGTTTTGGAAATTACCAAAGAGGAAGTGGAAAGCGTCATTTTAAATTGGCTTAAAGGCAAGACCGGAAACAAATACAGCGTCATAAAGCCGGACGTGCCTTTTTAATGGGGGTTGCAATGGAGCGCGTCGAAACGTGGACAACAGAAGATGAAATCAATTGGCTGAAAAAAATTGGCAAATCTTGCCGGAAACCGGTCAAGCCTTTGTCAACATTTCAACGGCTTAGATTATATTACAAAAGCATTGACCGGCGGGCGGATTGGCGCGGCATAGACAAAGAAAAAATAAGGCGCTTTGTCTTTGACCGCCTCGAAGACATGATGAACTTTTTAATTAAGGCGTGAAGGCATGGCGGATAAAAAAGACAAAGAAGATGAACGGGTTTGGAGTAATCTTGACGAAGATATAAAGCTCGCCGTTACGCGTTACATCATGAAGGCATTGGTTGAACACGCGCAAAGCGGCGGTTCATACCGGTATTTAATTTATGAGCGGTTAGGGTTTAGCATTAAGGCTTATGCTTATTTATACCCGGAGGGCATGACCATTTCCAATAATTTCAACCTTGGGGACGTTTAGCCTTCATGTGCAATTATGACATAAGGCGATACCGGGACGCCCGGAAAAAAGGGATTTGCGCGTTTTGTTTTAAGCGCCCGGCGTCCAACGGCTTTGTGGGGTGCGAGCCATGCCGGGCAAGGCGGCGGGCAAGGCAAAGGGCTTTAAGCGCGGCTTTACGGAATAGATATATTGCCGAAAATAGATGCACACGTTGCGGGGCGCGGCTTGATGAGTGGGAATTTAGAACGTGTTTTAATTGCGCGCATAGAAGCACAAAAAACACAATGAGGTTTAGGCATGGAGCGTATTGAGTTTGAAATTCCCGACAGTTGCGAAATTATGTTCATGGGCGACACCCACGGCGGTTCAATTTTTACACATTACCACGGAATACAAGACGCCATTAACTACGTTAAGACGCACAAATTTTGTTATTGGGAGCATGGCGGTGATTGGATTGAGGCCATTGCTTGCGACGACAAGCGCTTTCAAAGCGATACCGTCAAAGAACCAATCCCGATGAAACAGGCGCGGGAAATGGTCGCCATGTATAAGCCCATTGCCAAAAAAGGCATTGTCGGTTTGTCCGGGAACCATGAGAGCAAACTTGACCGCTTTGGCAACTTGGCGGAGGATATTTGCAAACAATTAAAAATTCCCTACGGAACTTCCGAGGCGCGGATAATCTTTGTTGATAAAAACGGCGACCGCCGCTTTGGGATTTTCGTTACACATAAGGTTCCTTCATTTAACAGCAACGCAAAAGATTTTGTGCAAGCGGAGGCCAACGTTAAGGCGGCCATGAAAAACGCGCTCGTTAAGCGCGCCATTGGCGATTGTGCGGCCATGATATGCCACCACGCGCACCAGTTAATCATCGTTGAGCCCGCCGCCCGGCTTTTTCTTGTGGACGGCAAACATGGCCTTCAACAAAATTATTTAACCGGCGACATGGGCGCGGAGGGACAATACATTGACCCCGACCGCCGTTATTATTGTTGCGCCGGGTCATTCCGCAAGCGCTTTAAAGACGGTTACGACGACTATTCAGATATTTACAGCCCGAACGAGTTGGGCGCTTTGATTATGACAGTAAAAGACGGCGCGATTGCCGGGTTTCGGAAATTCAAGGTGTAGGAGGATACTTTGCAAACGCCAAGATTTAACACAGCTTATGAAACTGACTATTCTAAAAGAATGGAGCGGCGCATTTGTGGAATCTTATGCGAAAAATGGAATTTGAAACCGTCGCCCGACTTGCCTTGGCATAACATCCTTGATTATTTGCTGTTTAAAAACGGGCAAGCGGTTTGTTTTGCCGAGATTAAATATCGGAATAAAGTTTATGAAACCTATTATGTGGCGCTCAATAAAATGAGGGCGGGCATTAATTACACCGACATAACCGGCTTGCCTTCTTACCTTGTTGTCGAATTTCCCGACCCGTTCGGAATTCAATACGTCGAAATGAGCAAAGACATTATTCATCATGTCGGCATGAGCAACCTTAAAAGCCGGGGCGACGACCAAGACAATGAGGTGGTTGTCCACGTTGAAATGGCGCAATTTAAACCGATTGAAAATTCAATTTATTCATGGGGGCAATCGTGCAACTTAAACGTCATTCCGTTTTAGAAGCGGGCACCAACTTGGCCGTGGGCTATTCAATTAATTTTGCCGCCAACATTTTAATTTTTCCTTTGTTTGGGTGGCATATCAGTGTCGCGCAAAATTTAGAGCTTGGCGTCATTTATACGATTATCAGCATGGCGCGGCAATATGTTTTGAGGCGCTTTTTTACCCATTGGACGGAAAATGGGGAAAAAGCCAAGCTCACTTTTTTAAGAAAAATGCCGTTAAAGAACGGGCGAGGGGTCAAGGGTGGAAGTTTATATTATTGAAATATTAACAAACGATGGATGGGAGCCAATGGCGAATTATTACTTTTTCCAAAAAAATGAACGTCAAATGGATTTTCGCGTAATGAACGCTATTTTTCAAGACGCTAATAAGGCATACGCTCAATTGGAAGCGTTGGCTAAAGCGGAAAACACGTTGTCTTTCCGGGTATCCCATTATTCAAGGGTGGAGTGGACACAATGAGCGCGCATATTGAAAAAACATATACTCCCGAGGCCGCCGGTGCGTTTGAGCAACTAGGGCGGGAAATTGGCCGATTAACCGACCAAAAAAACAAGGAATACGGCGACAGTTTTGCACTTGCGGGCAATATTTTGGCTATTCTTTACCCTAATGGCATTAAGCCGGAGCAATACAGCGACGTTCTTTTCCAAGCGCGGGTCATTGACAAACTGTTTCGTATCGCCACGAATAAAGACGCTTTTGGGGAAAACCCGGCGCGGGACATTGCGGGCTATGCGCTTTTGCAATCAATAAACGGACAATATAAAAAAAATGACTGACCTCCCGAACAAGGCTTATTTCCGCGTTGACGAAGTGGCGCTTTACTTCAATATAAGCGCAAAAACGGTTTATGGCCTAATTCAAGAGGGTAAAATTGAGGCAATTAAACCAATGGGCACCCGGTCAATACGGATTGGCCGCGCCGAAATTGAGAAAATGAAAAGGCCGGTGATTGAATGAAAGTTGATGTTAAAAAAGTAAAATTAAGCGCCATTAAATTAAACAAGGACAACCCGCGCCGTATCAGCAACGTGGATATGGAAAAGCTCACAAAATCGCTCAAAGAATTTCCCGATATGTTGGAAATCCGCGAAATAGTGGTGGACGAAACCATGACCATTTTGGGCGGCAATATGCGTTACCTTGCGTTGAAAAAACTTGGCGAAAAGGAATGTATTGCCAAAATCATAAGCGGCTTGACCCCGGAGCAAAAGCGGGAATTCGTCATTAAAGACAATTCAAACTTTGGGCAATGGGATTTTGATATTTTGGCGAATGTGTTTGGCGACTTGCCGCTTGCAGACATGGGCGTGGATTTGCCGGAGGATTGGCTAAAACCCATTGAGGAAGTTGACGCCCCGGAATTAAAAGACGGCGACCGCGCCCCGTTTCGTCAAATGACATTTACGATGCACGATGAACAGTTTGAGGAAGTCGAGGCGGCTATATTAAAGGCCAAAAAAGAAGGCGGTGGGGAATCGGCAGTTAATAAAAACAGCAACGGCAATGCCCTTGCCTTTATCGCAATGAGGTTCAATCGTGGGGGATGCTAAAAACATCATAGTCAAGCCAATAAACTCAAAGGACGCGAACCGGCTTGTAAAGCAACTTCATTATTCCGGCAAGGTTGTGAATAATTCGACGTTGCACTTGGGCGTATTTATGGGCGACCGGTGCGGCGGAGCCATGCAGTTTGGTTCATCATTGGACAAGCGCAAAGTCATAGGGCTTGTTAACGGGACCTTATGGAATGAATTTCTTGAATTGAACCGGCTTGCCTTTGCCGATTGGCTCCCGCGCAATGGTGAGAGCCGGGCGATAGCTTACGCCATGCGCTTTATTAAAAAAACTTACCCGTGGATAAAGTGGGTCATTTCCTTTGCCGACGGGACGCAATGTGGCGACGGCACCATTTACCGGGCAAGCGGGTTTCATTTAATCGGAATCAAGAAAAATACGTCAATATGGGTCGCGCCCAACGGATTGAAATTTACAGACATAGGGTGTCGCACCGGCGGGAATGAATACGTTAACAGCATTACCGGGGCGTTCAATAAGGTAACAGCCACCAAAGGCAAGCATATTGCTGATAGCGGCAAATCATCAATGAGGAAATTCAAGGAGGCCGGTTGCAAGCCAATGGACGGCTTTCAAATAAAATATATTTATTTCCTAGACCCCACGGCCAAAGACAGATTGACCGTTCCCATCTTGCCCTTTTCTGAAATCGAAAAGCGCGGGGCGGCAATGTATAAAGGAATCAAGCGCGTGACAAAGGCAACCGACGGTGACCAATCGTCGGGCGGCGGTGCAATCCCGACCCACGCGCTCCAAAATACATAAAAAATATTCCGCCCTGTCTATCCCGTCCGCCCCGTCTTTGAGATTAATCAAATCATTTATTAAAATCGGCTCACCCTAAAGGGGTATTTTGCTTATGGCAGAGGAAAAAAGGGCTCCGGCAAAGCGGGGGCGCAAAGCAGTTGTAATTAATCTTGACGAGGTTGAAAAGCATTCCGCAAGGGGCTTAACAAAAAATGATATTGCCGACGCGCTCGGTATTGTCAAAGAAACCCTTTACAGGAAAATGGCGCGTGACCCGAAAATCGAACAGGCTATAAGGCGGGGGCGCGCAAAGTTTAAAATATACAATTCCGACGTTTTGATTATGCAAGCGCGGAGCGGGAACGTGGCCGCCGCAATATGGTTAGACAAGACACGTTGCGGCATGAAGGAACCCACAAACGAACAAAGGCAATCAGAAGCGGCACCGGTTAAGATAATTTACGAGGCGCAATGATAGAGCAAAGGGTCAAAATAAATCCGCCGCAAGCAAGGTTCTTACCCGTCCCGCAAAAATACCGGGCTTTTATTGGCGGCTTTGGTTCATCAAAAACGCACACCGGTTGCCTTGCCATGTGTCAACATTTCTCGGAATTTCCCGGCGTCAATCAAGGCTATTTCGCGCCTACTTATCCGCACATAAGGGACATTTTTTATCCGACCATTGACCGCGTGGCCGAGCTTTACGGCTTGAACGTGGATATTAAGCAAGGCAACCATGAAGTTTCGTTTTACAATCCCGCCGGGCAATTCCTTGGCGTGACTATATGCCGGTCAATGGATAAGCCGGGCAACATCATAGGCTTTGAAATCGGCCATGCCATGATTGACGAATTGGACGTTATGCCCACGGATAAGGCCGAGCAAGCGTGGATTAAAATTCAAGCGCGCTTGCGGGCAAAATCTAAACACGGCGAATTGAAAAACGGCATTGATGTAACAAGCACCCCGGAGGGCTTTAAGTTTTGCCATAAAAAATTCGTTCAAGCGGTTGCGGACAATCCCGCCTTGAACGCCAATTATGCAATTATACAGGCGTCCACATACGAAAACGAAAAGAACTTGCCGCCCGACTATATCCCTTCATTGAAGGAAACTTACCCGGCGGAATTAATTGAGGCCTACCTTAACGGCCAATTTGTCAATTTAACAAGCGGGACAGTTTACCATAATTACGACCGGGTGCGCTGTAATTCCAATGAAGGCATTATACCCGGCGAACCCTTATTTATAGGGCAAGACTTCAACGTTCAAAAAATGTGTTCGGCTGTATTTGTGCAACGGTCGGACGGTTATCATGCCGTGGCGGAATTAAAAGACGTATTCGACACCCCGGCGGTTGTCAATATCATTAAGGAAAAATGGCATAGCAAGGGTCATCGAATCATCATTTACCCGGACGCAAGCGGCGGGAGCCGGAAAACAGTTGATGCGTCGAAAAGCGACATTGCATTGCTTACCTTGGCGGGTTTCGCCGTCCGCTCCCACGCTTCCAACCCACAAGTTAAAGACAGGGTATTGGCAACCAACAAGGCTTTAGAGGCGGGCAAAATCAAGGTGAACGCGGCGGCGTGTCCTACCCTTGCGCGCTGTTTGGAACGGCAAGCGTATGATGACAACGGCGAGCCGGATAAAAGCGCCGGTTACGACCACATGACGGACGCCTTTTCCTATTTTGTGGCGTATGAATTTCCGGTGATTAAACCCATGTCAAGAATAAGATTGGCGGGAATGTAAATGGCAAAAGTTGACACACAGCATAAAGATTATCAAGGCTTGGCCGCAAAATGGAAACGTTGCCGGGATACCGTGGCCGGGCAAGACGCGATTCATGCCGCCGGTGAGTTATATTTGCCGCGCCTTAAAGACCAAACGAATGATGATTACAGCGCTTACAAATTACGGGCGCAATTTTACAACGCCGTGTGGCGCACCATAAGCGCGCTTTCGGGCATGATATTCCGCAAGCCGCCGGTGGTTGAAGTCCCGCCCTCCATTGAGCCATTGCTTGAAGACGTGACAATGGGCGGCATTAGCTTTCATATTTTGGCGCAACGGGCAACCATTGAAATATTGACCTCCGGGCGCATGGGCATTCTTGTTGATTACCCGTCGCAATCCGTTGAAGGCATGACCTTGGCCGACGTTGCGAAATTAAACCTCCGCCCGTCCATGCAGTTTTACCCGGCGGAAACAATCATTAATTGGAAAACCGCACGGGTCGGCAACAAGGTTGTTTTATCGCTTGTGGTATTGGCAGAAGACGCGGAGCTTGCCGTTGATAACGATTTTGAAATGAAAACTGAAACGCGTTACCGGGTGTTGGATTTATTCAACGGCAAATATCGCGTGAGGGTTTTCCGGGTAAGCGAGAAAAAAGAAGATGAACAAGTGGGCGACGACATTTTCCCGGTCATGAATAACAAGCCCCTTGATTTTATCCCGTTTTATTTTATCGGCACCGATGACACGACCCCGGCGACCGATGAACCGCCCTTGATTGACCTTGTGGACGTTAACCTTGCCCATTACAGGACGTGCGCGGATTATGCCCACGGGTTGCATTTTACAGGATTGCCCACGGCGGTTATTTCCGGCTATACCCCGGACAATCCAACGGACAAACTTTATATTGGTTCCTCCGCCGCTTGGGTATTTCCCGACCCGCAAGCATCGGCAAAATTTCTTGAATTTACCGGGCAAGGGTTAGGCGCACTTGAAAAGGCCATTGAGCGCATGGAACAGCAAATGGCTATTTTGGGCGCTCGCCTTTTATCTTCTGAAAAGAAGGCCACGGAAACGGCGCAAACGGCGCAAATTCACCGGGCGGGCGAATCATCGGTTTTGTCGGCCATAGCCGCCACCATTTCCATAGGCTTGACGAAAGCATTAAGCACCTTTTGCGAATGGGCAAGCGCAAAGGGCGAATCAAGCATTACCTTAAACAGCGAATTCTTGCCCGTCGAAATGACGCCGCAAGAATTGACGGCTTTATTGCAAGGGTGGCAAATGGGCGCGCCGGGGCTTTCCGACGCCGGGCTTTTCGATATTCTGAAAAAGCGCGAGCTAATTATGCCCGACGTTACTTTAGAAGATGAACAAGAACGCATTGCAAGCAAGGCTTACCCGCCGCCGGAGGAAATTGTTGAATAGCACAAGCAATATATTGGCTGACGAAATGTTAAGTCATCAAATTAACCTTTTCCGGTTTGCCGCCGGGGAGCGGAGCAAGATATTGGCCGTCTTTATGCAAATGCAAAAGGAATTAAAAGCCAAACTTCAAACCGATTTAACGGACTTTGGGCGCGCCCGCGTGACCAAGTTGCTCAAAGAATGCACCGCAACCATTGACGGGTATTACAAGGGCATGAATAACAGCCTTGACCTTGAAGGATTGGCAAAGAATGAGGCAAAAGCGGCGGTTTCGGCCATAAATGGGGTTGGCCTTGACGCGGCTATTCCGAGCAAGGCGACATTAAGCGCAATGGTTTCCGACACGCTGTTAAGCGGCGCGCCGTTAAAAGATTGGTGGGCAAAGCAAAGCAAGAATATGGCCTTTAATTTTGCCGCGCAAGTAAGACAAGGCATGATTCAAGGGGAGGGCTTACAAGACATAATTAACCGCATTGTGGGCAATGTTAAAAAAGGCATTCCCGGCATTATGGATATATCAAGACGCCACGCATCAACGTTGGTGCATGATTCCGTTATGCAAGTTGCCAATGATGCAAAATTGGCCGTTTACCGGGAAAACGCGGACATTTTAAAGGGCGTCGAGCAATTAAGCACCTTGGACAGCAAAACAAGTGAAACTTGTATTGCCTATTCCGGGGCGGCTTGGGATTTGGACGGCAACCCTATTAATGGCACGAAATTGCCTTTTAACGGCGGCTGTCCCCGGCACCCTAATTGCCGCTCGGTATTGGTTCCCATAACGAAAACTTACCGGGAGCTTGGCCTTGACGTAAATGAAAAGGGCGCGGGCACCCGGTCAAGCGATTTAGGGCAAGTCAAGGCCGATATGACCTTTGACGCCTTCTTAAAACGGCATAGCACGGAATATCAAGACGCGCTGTTAGGCAAGGGCAAGGCGCAATTATGGCGCGACGGCAAGATAACCTTGACCGACCTGTTAGGGCAAAACGGGCGGCCTTTAACCTTGTTGCAATTGGCGGGCACTATCGCGCCGGTTGCAAAGGCGGCGATTACCACGGCGGTGGTTGAAAAAGAGGCTTTTTCTATTCATGAAGATGCTTTAAAATACGTCATGGAAATAGGCAAAACAAGGAAAGTTGAGGCGGCGTTTGTTTACGATAATGCAACTCAACAAATGCTTATACAGAAGGTCGGGAAAAAGCACTCGGTCGCGTTTAGGCGTAGCGAGGTCGATTTAATGCGCGGGAAAACGGTTGTCCATAATCACCCGACATTCCCGGAAAATTCATTAAGTCAACCCGACTTGCACTTGGCCGCTAAAGCAAAGCTCCATGAGGTTGTCGCCGTATCGCCAAACGGGACGCAATATGTCGCCACCGTCAAAGATTATGTTGCGCCCGACGTATATAGGCGCGTCAATGCCTATGTAAAAGCGGAAATACAAAGCGCCATTAATAAGCACGAAATTACCCTAAAGGATGCACAGCAAATTCATTATCACATTGTAAACGTGGCATTGTCAAAGGCCGGGCATTTTGATTATTCCGTTAGGACGGAAAGCGGCGTATTCAATGCTTTAATGAGCAAGCATAAAGAGCTAATGGACAAAATTTTGGCGGGGGTCAAGTAATGGGGGACAACGACATGGATTACATTTTAATTGATTCACCAGTAACGCCTTATTCATCAAAAGAGGAAATCGAGGCGTGGATAAAAGAATTGAAAAGCATGGAGCAAACACCGGAAGTGATTGCGGCCATAGAAGACGCAAAGGAATTATTAGAAGGCGCGGACGAATAACCCGGTTAATGACCGGGGCAACGGGCAAAGCCCATAACCTACTCCAAAGGAGAAAATGATGTTTGACATTAATGATGCGGACACGAAAAAGGCTTTAAAAGAAGCGGTTGACGCGGCGGTGGCCGAGGCCACGACCGGACTTATGGAAAAGAACAAGGAATTAATTGCGAAGTTGAAAAAGGCAACAAAGGACGCCGCCATTGACCCGGCGGAATTTCAATCATTGTCAGAAGCCAAAGACGCGGCGGAGGCCAAACTTGCGGAGGCGTTAAAGACGCTGAAACAAGCCACGGCGGACGCGGACAAAGCCAAAAAAGCGTATGAGGCGGAAAGCAATTTTACCAGTAAGTTGCTCATTGACAACGGGTTAACGGAGGCAATCATCAAGGCCGGTGTAAAGCCGGAAATGTCAAAGGCTGTCAAGGCTCTTTTAGCCGGGCAAGTGACGCTTAAAATAGACGGTGAAAACCGCGTGGCGGTCATGGGCGACAAGTCGTTAAGCGACGCCGTTGCTGAATGGTCGCTTTCAGATGAAGGAAAGCATTTTGTAACAGCCCCGGCCAACAACGGGGGCGACGCCAAAGGCGGCGGTGGGAAACCGGCGGCAAAAACGCTTTCAAGGACTGCTTATGAGGCTTTGGCTCCAAGTGAAAAAATGGAGTTCACTAAAAGCGGTGGAACGTTAACAAATTAAAAAACTAGGGTTCCCCTTTGGTTAGGCATAACCACCGGGGCGCAAAAGAATAAACAAAGGACGGCAATTGAGGTGCCTCAATCATCTCATTCCGTCCTTTTTTTATTGCCCTAGCAACCAAAACCAAAAGGAGAATTTATCATGGCTTATGAAGATGCAAGTTCGGGCAACACCCTTACAAATTTAATTCCTACTATTAACCTCGCTCTTGACACCGTTTCAAGGGAATTGGTCGGCATGATTCCGGCTGTAACCATTAACGCGGGCGTGGAACGTGCCGCAATCGGTCAGACCGTTTACTCGCACGTTGCACCGGCGGCAACCGCCGGGAATGTAGCCGCCGCACCGTTGCCTCCCGACGACGGCGAACAGGTTTTCGGCAACGTTTCGCTTGGCATTACCAAGTCGCGTTATGTTGCAATTCGTTGGCAGGGTGAGGAAAGCAAACAGATTAACGGCACCGGCGGAATTGGCGTCAAGAAAATGCAAGCCGACCAGTTTGCACAGGCAATGCGAACCTTGGTCAATGAAGTCGAAAGCGACCTTGCCGGGCTGTATATTTACGGCTCGCGTGGCGCGATTCCTAACGACACCACGCTTTTCAAAACCAACTTGGCCGACGCCGCCCTTGTCCGCAAAATCCTTGCCGACAACGGCGCGCCTTTATCCGATTTGCAGTTGGTAGTCGGGACGACCGAGGGCGCGGCATTAAGAACCCTCACGCAGTTGTCCAAAGCCAATGAAGCGGGCGGCGACGCGCTGTTAAGACAGGGCGTCTTGCTTGACCTTTACGGCATGGCGGTTCGTGAATCCGCACAGATTAAAACCCCGGCAGTCGGCACGGAAGACAGCGGCACGCTCGGCACCGATGATTACGCCCTTGGCGCAACCACGGTGGCCTTGGCCGCCGCCGGGACGGGCTCCATCCTTGCGGGCGATTTGATGACCATTGCCAACACCGGCGACACCACGACACAGTATGTCGTATTGACCGGCGACGCGGATATTTCCGGCGGTGGCAATATTGTTATTGCGGCACCCGGCTTGCTGAAAGCAATCACGGCCAACAATTGCGCCGTGGCGGTTTACAAGTCAAGCTCCCGCAATTTGGCGTTTGCGCGCTCGGCTATCGTATTGGCAACCCGTATGCCCGCACTTCCCGAGGGCGGCGACATGGCGTCCGACCGCACCATTATCACCGACCCGCGCAGTGGGTTGAGTTTCGAAGTTTCGGTTTATAAACAGTATCGACAGGTCAGAATTGAAATCGCTCTTGCTTGGGGCGTCAAGGTTGTAAAGCCCGAGCATATTGCGATTCTTGCCGGTTAATAGGGCAAGCCAATAAATGAAATTTCCGGGCGGTCATTATGGCCGCTCGGAATTTCGGAAAGAATAAAAATGGAAAAAGAACTTGTCAAAATTGTCAGCAATAACCCGGCGCACCCGCAAGGGTTTTATATTCAATTCAAAGACAAAATGAAACCGGGCGACGTTGAATATTTTGAAAGCGAACATAAACAGGCAACGCAAACGGCGGAGCCTATACCCAAAAGAAGGAAGGGCAAAAAATGATAATCAACGCAAATGAAAAGCTAACGATAACCCTTGCCGCCGGGTCAGTTTTGACCGTTGCCGCGCCTTCCGGCACGACGGGGCTTGTTACCCGCTTGTCAAGAATGCCCGGCGGTGGGGCGGCTCAAAGCGTGACCGCAATTAATGGCGCAAACTTAACCTTTGGCGCTTATGCCGATGTTGAACGATTCGACATTGTTTGCGACGCGGGCGCTGTAACCTTAACAACCGCCGCGTATGACCCGGCAAGCGACGCAAGCGACGCGGAGTTAACCGCCGCCCTTGCCGCTTTGCTTGCCACAAGCATAACAAGCAATGACGCAACCCACACGCCGACCGCCAAGGCGATTTATGACGCACTGGCATTAAAAGCCAATTTGACCGCCCCGGCATTTGTGAGCGTCGGATTGCCCGAGAAAACCCCGGTCAATGCAACCGCGAGCGTCTTAACAATTCCCGCCGCAATTATTTCGGCGTTGGATGCGACAAGCACAATTCTATTTGACGGCGCAACATTTACGAAAGTCACAGAAAACCCCGGCGCGGGCGAGTTTACGAACGCGACCGAATTGGCCGCTTTGTTTCACGCGCTTGAAAATTATACCGCCGTCGAAAGCACGGGCGCGGTGGTCGTTACTTCCGTTGCGTTAGGAGTGGCCGCAAACGGTAAAATTTCCACAACGACAGCTTACGGCTCGGTCACGTCGGGCGGTAGCGAAATCGCCAAGTCAGCGGCAAATTTACCGGATGAAAAAATCAACCTTCTTGCCGTTGGGGATAAGGTCACGTTTGACGGGGCAACCTTTACAAAGGCGGCGGCAACAAGCGTCCCGGCGAATGAATTTGCGGACAAGGCCGGGCTTATTTCCTGTCTTGACGGGATGGAAGATTGGACGTGCGTAACCGGCGAGGGCGTCCTTACCATTACAGCGGCGGAAAACGGCGATAACAATGCCAAGGCGATTAACTTGGTTCATTACCATGCGTCCGCCGGTGCGGAAAACGCCACGGTGGGCATTACAAACGAAATATGCGCCGATGCAACAAATCTTTACCATTGCATTGCAACCAATACGGTGTCGGGCGCGAATTGGCGGCGGATTGCCCGAGGCACGGCATATTAAGGGGCTTGAATTATGGCTTTAACAGTTGAAACGGGAACCGGGAGCGCAAGCGCGGAAAGTTATATAAGCGTCGCGGATGCGTCAACCTACCATAGCAACCGGGGAAATTCAGCATGGGCGGCGCTCACCACCGACGCGGTGCGTGAGCAATGCTTACGAAAAGCAACCGACTACATGGTGGCGTCTTTCCGCGACCGTTGGCAAGGCGAGCGGGTATCAGAAGACCAAGCGCTTGATTGGCCGCGCAACGCCGTCGTCGTCGAGGGTTACTTGCTTGACAACGATTCCGTCCCGGAAACCATCAAAAGGGCTTGCGCGGAATTGGCGCTAAAGGCGGCCACGGATGATTTACAGCCGGACTTGACGCAAGGCGTCTTGTCGGAATCGGTGGGCGCAATAAGCGTAACCTATGACAAAGCGTCGCCGCAAGGGACAAGGTTTTCTTTTGTCAACATAATGCTCGCGCCTTTTTTTAAGGCCGGGGCGAGCGGTCGGGCAACAATGGGATTGGTGAGGGCGTAAATGTCATTTTATACCAAAATGCGAATGACGGCTTACAAGCTCTTGAAGGGCAAAGGTCAATTGATGACCCTTACCCGGCAAAGCGCCGGGACTTACGGCGTAAGCAATGCAACCGCGTCTATCAGCACAAGCACCCAAACGGTTTACGGCGCTGTTTTCCCTTATGCCGACAAGAATATTGACGGCACCTTGATTAAAGCGGGCGACAAACAGCTTTTAATGGCGGCCATAAACGCGGCGGGCGGGGCTTTAACGCCTCCCGTGTTGAATGACACGGTAACCATTGATTCCGTTGTTTATACCATAACGCAAGTTAAGCCGTTAAGCCCGGCGGGAATAACGGTAATTTATGATTGCAACATAAGGGTTTGAAATGGGCGATTTTTCGGTTGACATAGCAAAATTTGCTCAAAAGTCACGCGGCAATGCCGACACGGTTATTCGAAAAACCGTCTTGGATATAGGCCGGAGCCTTATTGAAAAAACCCCGGTGGGCAACCCGGAATTTTGGCAAAACCCGCAAGCCGCGCCGCCGGGATATGTCGGAGGCCATGCCCGCGCAAATTGGGTGCATTCAATCAATTCATTGGATGCAAGAGAAATTGATGACGTTGACGCAAGCGACGGGGAACAAAACACCGCTTATAAGAACATGAGCGGGTCGCTATTATTAAAAGGCCGTGGGGATAAGGACACCGTGCATTTTATTTCAAACTCGGTGCCCTACATTCAAGCGTTGGAAGACGGCCACAGTCAGCAAGCCCCTAACGGCATGGTGGCTTTAACGGTGACCGAATTTAAAGACTACATTCAACAAGAATTGGCGGCGTTGAAATGAGCATATCGGCAGTAAGAACGGCATTGGAAACCAAGTTAAGCGGCATGGCGGCTTTAGCGACGGCATGGGAAAACGCGCCTTACACGCCCGTTGCCGGGACAGCTTACCAACGTTGCCATTTGCTGACCGCCACGCCTTCAAACCCCACGCTTGGCGACGATTATTACCGGGAGCAAGGCATATTTCAGATAACGCTTATGTATCCCTTGCAAGCGGGCGCGGGTGCGGCGGCAACAAGGGCGGACTTGATACAAGGCACATTTAAGCGCGGCACTTCAATGGTGAGCGGGAGCGTTACGGTCATTGTTGAAACAACCCCGGAAATAGCGCCGGGGCGCGTTGACGGTGATAGGTGGGCGGTGCCCGTGAAAATCCGGTGGTTCGCCGGGATAACTTAAAAAGCAATAATCAATAAGCAAAAGGAGAATTATCATGTCAATAGCAACCGGCGTATCCAAAAAAGTTATTATCGCAAAACAGTCAGCCAAAGGAACCATTGCGGCGGCGGACGCGGCAACCGCTGTATATTTGCGGCGCACATCCTCCGATTTGTCGCTTACCAAAGAAACATATCAGAGCAATGAAATACGCGACGACGCGCAAGTGGCCGATTTTCGGCATGGCGTTAAAGCCGTTGAAGGCACCATTTCGGGCGAGTTAAGCCCCGGCAGTTATGAACTACTTATGGCGGCGGCCTTGCGGAAAGACTTTGCGGCGGGCGGGACAATGAACGTTGCGGCGCAAGCGGCAGTTGCGGCGGCCACGACCGGGGGTGCCGCCGGGACATTTACACGCGACGACGCGGAGGGTTCATGGATTACCGACGGTTTCAAAGTCGGTGATGTTGTCCGATTTACAGGGTGGGCAAGCGCGGGCGCGGGTGCCATTAACGCGACGGCAAACAGCAATCACAATTTCCTTATCACCGCTTTGTCGGCAACCGTTATGACCGTTTACGCTCTTGACGGCGTGGCTATTGTCACGAAAGCAAAAAATCTTGATACGACAATTGCTTGCGCGGTGGTCGGGCAAAAATCCTACGTTCCCTTGACCGCGCATACAGCGGATTGGTTTACGGTCGAGCATAATTATTCCGACGTTGATTTGTCGGAAAATTACTGGGATTGCCGGGTTAATTCAATGGCAATCAAATTGCCCGCGTCCGGCATGGCAACAATTGACTTTGGCGTTATGGGCTTGCAGTTCACAAGCTATGCCGCCGGTGTCTCGCCTTATTTCAGTAACCCGGCGGCGGCGGGAACCAAGGGCGTTGTCGCGGCGGCCAATGGCGCAATTTATGTGCAAGGCACCAAGGTTGCCACCATTACAAGCATGGATATTGATTTGTCCGGCAATATGTCATCGGAGCCGGTGGTCGGTTCAGATATAAAGCCCGACATTTTCGCCGGTCGCGTCATTGTCAAAGGCAACATGACCGTCTTTTTCGAAGATGCAACTTTCCGTGATTATTTCGTCAACGAAACCGAAATTTCCATTAATTGCGTATTCACCACAAGCAACGCCGCGAATGCTGACTTTATCGCTATTTCAATGCCGCGTGTAAAGGTGGGCGGCGCAAGCAAAGATGACGGCGAAATCGGATTAAAACAGACCATGCCTTTTCAAGCGCTTTTAGACACGGCGGGCGGGACGGCTACGACAGAAGATACCTTGAAGACGACTTTGAGCATTCAAGACAGTTCTTTAAGTTAATTTAATTAAAACGGAGGCAATACAATGAAGGCAATCGACTTAGCAAATCTTGACACGGTAAAGGGCGCGAATGAAGGCTTTAGCGTTTCGATTTATCACCCCGGCACCAATGATGACCTTGGAATTAAAATCACGGTTTTGGGCAAAGACGCCGACGAATTTATTAAATTGTCGCGGGCGCAACTTAAAAAGCGGCGCGACAAACTGGTTAAAAGCGGCTTTCGGTCGGATATTCCCATTGAAGAAATTGAGCAAGATGACACGCGCTTGCTCGCGGCCATGACGAAAGCATGGGAGGGCGTCATCATTGACGGCAAGCCCGTCGAATGCAACACGGAAAACGCCATTATGGTTTATGAGCGTTGGCCGTGGATACGCGAACAAGTCAACGTCGCCATTGGTGACCGCGCAAATTTTATCAAGGGTTAGGGGAGGCGTTGCTTGATTATGCCCGGCATGAATTTAAGCTCAATGCCCGGCAAAAAGACGGCGCAACCCTCCGTGAACACCTTGAAAGTGTTTACCGGCAAACCCGCAAAATGCCGGAGCAATTAAAGCCTTTAGATTTACCGGCGGCGCTTGAATATGTTTGGGATTGGTTTTGCGAACTACACGGCGGGCGGCAATATAGTGGCTTTGGCGCAACATCAATTACTTATTCAGATATTTACGCGTGGGCGAAATTAACCAAAACCGACCCCTCGCCGTGGGAAGTCGGTTTATTAAAGCAACTTGACCACATTTATTTAACCGAGGCTTACAAAAATGGCGACTGACCTTGCAACCTTATACATCAAAGTGGAATCAAACGGCGTCGTTACCGCGTCAAAAAACCTTGATGAATTGACCGCCAAAAGCAAACAGGCGGAGGGCGCGACAAAATCCTTGGAAGAAAAAACCAAAAAGATGAGCCTCGGCACGAAAGCGGCCTATGCCGCGATTGGTGCCGCCGTTGCAACATTTGTAACGCAATCGGTCAAGGCTTTCATGGAGGCCGAAACCGCGCAAATGAAATTATTGGTCGCCATGCGAAACCAAGGCGATTACACAAGACAGGCGGCGGAGGATTTACAGAAATACGCCGACGCCATGCAGAAAACCACGCAATATGAAAACGATATGCTTGTTGCACAAATGGGCACGTTTAAATCTTTCGGCATGACCAACGACGAAATCAAGCGCTCCATTAAAGCGGCGGCGGACATGGCGACCATGACCGGGCAATCGGTTGAAAGCGTTTCCAATTTATTAGGCAAGGCTTACGCCGGGCAAACCCAAACGCTTGCCCGTTACGGCGTTGTCATTGATAGCACCGTGCCAAAATCGCAGAAATTTGAAGCCGTCTTAAAACAACTTGAACAGCGCTTTGGCGGGGCGGCGCAAGCTCAATTACAAACCTATACCGGCCAATGGCAATATTACAAAAACGCCTTAAATGACGTTATGGAAGTGGTCGGCCACGGGCTGTTAAAGGCGCTTGAAGGGTTGCTTGTCGCGGCGGGATTGGTCGGCATTGCATTCCTAACAATGGGCGAAAAAGTCCTACACGCCCTTGATTTTATTTTAACGCCGGTCAAGGCATTGCTTGAAGGCATTGCGTTGATTGCGGACAAATTAGGCAAGGTCGAGCTTGCCGCAAATATGCGCGGCATTGCGGGCGCAACCAAAGACGCACGGGATAATATCAAGGCCGCGAAAAATGATGTTATGGCGTGGACAAGCAAGCAATATGACTTAATGGTGGCGACCGGGAAAACTTACGATGTTGTCGAAAAGATGAAAAACGGCAAGCGCACCGTTTACAATTTAGATGACAAAGACGGCAAAACGAAAAAAGGCGCAACCGTGCAAACGGACGCCCAAAAAGCGGCGGAGCAAGATGTTTTAAATTATGCCGCGCTTTTAAAGGCCGAGGCCGACGAAAAAAAGCAAGCGCTTAAAGATGAACTTACCCTCGCGGGTGAAATCAAAGCCTACCGGGAATCAGAAATTGCCGACCAACAACACCTTTTAGACATGGCCGAAACGCAAGGCCGGTATCATTCCAACACGCTCAAAGAACGTTTAAAATTGGAACAAGACTTGTTGAAAATTCAACAGGAATCGCTTGCCGGGATTGACCGGGATAATGACATAACAGGTTATTTGACACAGCTTAAAGCCGTGCGCGATTCAATGGGAAACATCGTTAAACTTCAAAATGAAATTGCCGAGCAAGACCCGTGGAAAGGCATGATGAAAGGCTTGAAGGAATGGGGTGAGGAAGCAAGCAACATCGGCAAGCAATTAGGCGGCGTCGTTAAGGGCGCGCTTGATGACATGGCCGACGGGTTAACCGAATTATGCACCAACGGGACGTTTAGCTTTAAGGAGTTTGCCGATTCCGTCATTAAAGACATCATTCGCATGATGATTAAAGCGCAAATGGCAAAGCTCATGCAAACGCTGTTTGGCGAAAGCGCCGGGGGTTCCTCGGGTAGCGGCGGCGGCTTGTTAGGCGCGGCCATTGGTTTCGGGTCAAGTATGCTCACCAGTTTTGCCGGTGGCTTTAGCGGCGGCGGGACAAGCGGGCTTGGAATGGGTGACAGCGGTTCCCTTGATAACGTAAGCGCCGATTCATTGGCGGGCTTTAATTTTCACACGGGCGGCGTGGTCGGGTCAACCGCCGCGTCAAAACTTTATCCCGCGTCCGTTTTTGCCGGGGCGCAACGTTATCATAATGGACTTGCACCCGACGAAATCCCGGCCATTTTACAGCGTGGCGAAACGGTTATCCCTAAAGGGCAAGGCGCGGGCGGGAGCTTGACCGTCAACGTTCCCATTAACGGCATTGATAATAAACAAATGGTCGCGGAATTAAAAGACAGCATCGAATCAACGGTGGTGTCAATTGTAAAGAGGCATTCATAAAATGGCAAATGCAACTTTGGGCACTTATACCTTTGACGTTATGCCTTCTAAAATGACGTTTATCCAAAAAGACCGGGAAACAGCCTACCAAAAGACTTACACCAACGTTGCCTTGTTTTCGTGGGGCTTGTCCTACGTCGGCAAGGTTTTGGATTTGAGTTGGGAATTTATGTCAACGGCGCAATACAAATCTTTGCAAGACATATTTGTGGCCGACGTTCCCGTGGTGTTTGACCCGCAAGACGGGAGCGCCAAAACGTTTAACGTGGAAGTTTTAAACCTTGACGGCGAATATTTTGTGGCCTTTGCCAACGCGACAGGCAACGCCCGGCGGAATGTAAAAATGAGTTTGTTAATTATGAGCGAGGCAAGTTAATGGCATTAACCCTTGACGCGGCATTGGCGGCGGCGCAAGATTCTCAAAGCCGCAAACCGCTTATTGAAATCATATCATCTCAAAAAATTGCCGACATTCCCTTTGACGGGGCGCTTTTAACATCGGAAACGTTCAACGAATACGGCATTAATTTAATCCCTCATTCAAGCGGGCGGCTTGCAATGGCTTATTGCTACGGTGCCGATTCCGACGGCGATTGCGGCATTAAATACGTTTACACCGACGTTGACCGCACGGAATTTAATACCGTTACAATTGAGCTTTACACCGCGACCACTTACACCATGAAAGCGGTTTCAATTTGCGAACTCACCGGCGGAAATATCGGCCTTATTTGCCTTGTTGATGACCAAAGCACCGGGACGCATCTTTACCGGCTGTTAAGGCGGATTATCACCGTCGAGGGCGTGGCCGTATCCAACGCCGAGATTGCCAATTGGTCACATGATATTTACACGTCCGACCCGTGGGTCATAACCCTTGCCGCCAATTCTTATTTGATGATTTACGGCAAGCAAAGCGGGAGCAATTATTTCCTTTACAAAAGAACATCCTCCGATTTTATCACATGGTCGGCGGAAACCTACATGAAGATTGACGCGGAAAGCAACGCGGTCAAGACTTTAACCATTGCCGACAGCGCTTGCATTGAGGCCGACGGGACTTACAATCTTATTTTCACGGGCGCGAATACAACGCCCGCGAGCGGCACCTATACCATTGCAAGCAACGTTATAACAGCGGTCACGCTTACCTCCGGGGGCACCGGGTATGCCGCAAATCCGACCGTTGCCACGCAAAGCGGCGACGGCTCCGTTACGGCCTTAATATCCAACAAGCGGCTTGGCAATCCTTCAATCCTTCAAATCAGCACCGGCGACTTGTGGCTTTGGTTTGACGTTCATGAATCAACAAGCCCCGCCGGGAATGAATTAACGAATATTTATTATTCCGTTTCGACCGACAGCGGCGCAACGTGGGCGGCGGCGGTTAAATTTACGAATCATACGCTTTACAGCGAGGTCGCCTTGCACCCGGTCGCGGTTCAAAAAACCGCCAATCAAATGCACCTTATGTATTCGCTCCATTGCGGCGCTATGCACATGGATGAAACGACCGCCGGGTGGCCGACAGGGGATTTAACAAACGAGCTTTCATGGGATAGCGTCAACCGAAAACTTTACGCCATTAACTACGGCGGAAATAACGGGGCGTTGACTTGCATTGTTAAGATTGACGTTGACACATGGACGGTTGACCAATATTGGGACGCGACGACCACGCCGACATTTTCCGCTACGATGTGGACAGGCTGTCAAGAGTCGGGGCGGCGCGGTTCAACAATGCACGACGGGCACCATATCGCCATTAAACGGCTTAACCTTATCGGCTATTTAAACGGTGAGGATAACACCATTGTTGAATATGACCTTGACCCGGCGGGCGGCGGCAATGTGTCCGGCATACCCTCATCCATTTACAGCATTGCCCATGTGTCCGTTGACGCGGCCAACAATAGAATTTGGCTTGTCCATTACACGCCGGTTTATTCACCTTATGGGTTTTGTGTCGGTTACTTGGATTTAACGGAAACGGCCAATTATGCTTATCACCCCGTTTGGGCGTCCACCACCGGCCAATTTTCTTTGTCGGAGGTTATGGTTTGGTCGTCGGTGGCAACCGGGGGCGGGTTTTATGTTGATACCGCGACCAATGTTATTGTTATGACCGGAGGCCGCAAAGGAAGCCCCGTTGACGGGTTTTTTGTCGTTATAGATATTGCAACAGGCGCGCTTATTCACGAAACGCACGTTACCGATTACGGTTATATGTTGCCGCTTGTTTACAATAATAAGGTTTATTGCGGCAAAGGAATTAATGGCGTTATCAATGAGCTTGTCGAAATTGACCTTACGACCGGAATCGTTGAAACCTTTACGCCGACTTATCTTTATTTAGGAACGCCGTCATACATGGGACGCCCGGTATATTTACAGGACGGGAAAATTGCCTATATCCATGAGCCTTACGGTGTGATTGTTTTTGATACCGTCGCCCGGTCATGGACGGTGTTTAATGACGACACCGTTGCCGGGCTTACCCTGTCCCACGCGGCAAACCCTGTTTGGAATCCGCAATACAATACGGAAATTATTTACGATGACTTAAACGACTTGATTATGTTTGGCGACCTTGGCAATTCGGGCATGGGCGTGGTCATGTTTTCCGTCCACGGCGCAATCAAACAAACCTATTATTCAATAGGAACCTTGCCCGGCGCGGCATGGGAATTTTCAACGCCGGAGGCCATGATTCAAGGCTATCTTGACTATGACGCCGCCGCCGCCGTCGAACCGGGGTCAACGTCGGCCATGTATGTATTTTGGATAAACGAAAACACGGCGCAAAAAAAAGCAATCAAATGGGATAAGGACGGGTCAAGCCATGACGTTTCGCCTTATCTTATTGGCGAGGTGGCCGCCGAGCAAGGCATAAGCGGCAACTTTGCGGCGCTTAATTTCACCGTTTCGCACGGGCATTTATTTGACCCTTACAACGCGCAATCAACTTTAAATGCCGTCTTTAAAAAAGGCCGGAAATTGACCCTCCGATGGGGTGAAAAAATAAGCGGCGTTGATTATTGGCAAAACGCCGGGACGTTTTATGTCACGGGCGCGTCGCTCTCTTTTCAACGGGGCGCTTACCCTGTTATGAAGGTAACGGCGGAGGATGAGCGTTGCCTTTGGACGTTTTCTCACGTTTACGCGACGGCCATTTATAACAACACCCCAAAGGAAATTCTTGACGGCGTGTTAGGTGACTTTGCGGACAAATCCGTAAGCGAGTTAAATATCCCGGCAATCAGCACGGCAAAACTTCAAAACCAATGGATTGAAACAACCATTGATGAAATTGTAACACAAGTTTGCGAGCGGTTCGGGTATTATTTCCGCTTTGATTGCGACGGGCTTTGTCATGCAAGATTAATCAGTAACGCGGCGGCGGTTGACCATGCTTACACGGATAACACCAAACTTTTAAAATACACGCCCGATGACAGATATTCCGATTTTACAAATAGGGTTATGGTTAAAGGGCAATCCCTAACGTTTGTTGACGTTGTTTACGCCGAGGAAAAAGTGGGCGCTTTGTCCGGGTCGCTTGGATGGTGGGGGTGCAAATCCGACCATAAAGTTGAATATTCAGTTGACGGGAGCCGCCGGGTTCAAAATCCAAGATTGGTTGTCATCGAAACATCAACAAGCATTGCCTTAAATCTTGCGGGCGGTGTTTCGGAATACCTTGTGGACGGCGGCGAGGACGCAGATTATAAATATTGCATCGTTTACGTCGAAGCCCCGAGCCTTGTCGCGGCGCTTATCACCTTGCTTGTGGCGCTTGCCGCCGCCTCATTCATTCCCGACCCGGTTGTCGTTTTAGGATTTATTGCAAGCGGCGGCGTTACAATTCCCGTCGGGAGCGCTGTCCGCAACTTACTGATTATCGCCATTATGAACATATTAGGGTCGGTCGCCAACTATTCTTATGAAATTTACGGCGAGCCTTTGGGAAAAATCCGCCAAAGCCTTCAAGCGGTGTGGAATGACGCCGACCATCAAACGGAAATAAACGCGATTGTCGAACAAACCATTGATGACCCGCTTTGCTATACCGTGGGCGATTGCGTCGCGGTGGCCGCCTTTGAGGGCATGGTCGCGCAAATGCAAAGGCGTCGAATTATGATTCAAAAAGTCGCCCACCTTCAAGACGAAGACGGCGACACAATCAGCATTGTTCACCCTTACAGCGGGCAAACCATTGAAATCTTTGTCGCCAATTTAAGGCGGACTTTCAAAAAGGCCGACGCGGGCGGCGACGGGTATTTTCTTGATGAAATAGAGGGGTGGGTGTTGCCATGAGATTATACGGCGGGCGGGTATTAAAAACCAAAACGCAACGGCAAATTGCAAGTAGTCAAGAAATGCGCGACGCGGTTGTTATTGACGTTGATTCCACAAATCGTTATTGCCGCGTTAAAATTCAAGGTTCAAACACGCACATTAAAGCCTATTACCCCGAAAATTGGGAGGGTTGCCCGGTATATTTAAAGCCGGGAAACGCTGTCAGAATAACGCACCCCGGCGGGAACAAGGGGCGCATTGAAGTGGCCGGGCATGGAATACTTTTGCCAACGGCCATTCCGGGCGGTTCTGTCACGCCGACCGCTGTTACATTGCCGGACACGGTTTTAACGGGTTGCACCCTTGCAGAATCAACGCCTAACGCCATGAGCGTAAATGTTTTGGCGGGAACGATACGCATTGACGGCGTAACCTATGCCCTCGCGGGCATTTCAATGGACGACGCAACCGTGGAAATGGACAGGTTCGACTTGTTTATTGACGCCGCTTGCGCCTCGGTTTCATTCGACGCGGCAAGCGCAACTTATTTCCGTTATGATTCCGTTGTTATTGGCACCGACGGCATTGCCCATGTGGTCAAGGGCAGTAATTTTGCGGCCACGGCCACAACGATTCCCGACCCCCCGGCGGCACCTACCGACCATGTGCGCGCCGGGTATGTTTTAATCCCGCCAAACGCGACGGCAATCAACGCCGGGTATATCAATAAAACATTTACAAGCCCGGTCGCCAACACGCTTTCCGCCGTGGCAACCGATACAGAATTGGCATTGGCCTCCGGCGAAAAATCCACGACCATAACAATCGGCATGAAAGACCAATACGGAAATTGGATTAATACATCGGCAAGCGGCGGCAAGGTTTACACGATTACTTGGGGGAGCGGCGACGGCTCTTTGACTTACGGCGGCGAAACGGTCACGGCGTCAACGCCTCTTGTCATTGCAAGCCTATCCGTAACGACGACCGTTACCTATACCCGGAGCGAGGCGCTTGAAGAACATTCGCCGTTGTTAATGATAAGCGAGGCAAGCCCCGCCATTGGTTCAACGGTTTTATACATTCAGTTATTAGATATAAGCGGCGATAAAATACCATAAGGAGCATTGATATGAAGGAGCGGATGGTTATTGCATTGGAAAGCATTGCGGCAAGTTTAAAGCAAATGGTTGACGCGCAAACAAAACAAATTGAAGCGTCGCAAAAACAGGCGGACAAGGCACCCGAGCAAATCAAAGAAATAACGGAATTGATGCAAAAGACATTTATCGGAGGCGTAAAACATGGGAAATAATTATCATACCGCTTACAGCAATGTCGCGCCGAAAACCGCGTTTACCGTGGCGGCAATGGGCGCGCCTTTGGCGGCGCTTGACACGGCAATAACTTACGCGAAAAAGGCGCTTGTCGGGTGCGACGGCGCGCTTTCGTATGTATCGGCAACCGGGGTTTTAACGTGGTCGGGAACGATTCACATTTATTTTAATACCGCCGCCGGGTTAACCGTCCATAATACAATTGCCGCCGGGAATGTCACGTTAGCCGACTCGCAATTTGCTTATGTTACTTTGAATGAAACGAATGCCACCGCGTTAACCGCCGCCGTTGGAAATATATCACTAGGGGCGGCGTCCGCGTTTTTAGCATACAACATTTTGGTTTTGGGTTATCGCAACGCCGTTGACAACCGGTTTTATCCTGTCAACCTCCCGCCCGTTTGGGAATCAGCAAGCGAATTGACCATTGCGTCGGGCGTTATTGCCGTTACACAGCCGACGCATACCGTGGACACCGAAAGCGACGCGGCAAGCGACGACCTTGTTACAATCAACGGCGGCGTCAATGGGCAAATGCTAGTTATAAGGGCGGCGCACACCGACCGGACGGTCGTTATTAAAAACGGCACCGGAAATATTGAAACGGGCGGCGGTGATATTTCCCTTGACAGCACATCAAAGGGCGTCTTGCTGAACTATGACGGCGCGCTTTCGAAATGGGTTTTAATTGGCAGTTCAAACATGACCACCCTTGACCTTGCGGCTCCCGGCGCTATCGGTGAAACAACCCCCGGCACCATTCGCGGGAAAAACAAGGAAATATTCAAAACGCAAAGCGCGGATTCCCCTTTGACCGTTGCGGAATGCGCGGGAACTATCGTGAGCAATTATGGCATGACCGACGCGGATTGCATCATTGACTTGCCGCCGGCGGAAGAAGGTTTGTCTTTTGTTGCTATCCTCCCGGCTGTCCGGGCGCGCTATTTTAAATTTCATTGCCCGACGGCGCAATCGGACAAGATTTATTTGTCGGGCGTTGCCGGGTCGGATGACGGCTATGTCGGCGTCAATTCCGGCTATGCAACCGGGGCGAGCGCGTCCTTTTTTACGTTTAAATCGGCGGACGGCGGCTATGATTGGTTTTGCATTCCCATTTTCGGGACATGGGAGGCGTCTTAATGATTAAGGCATGGCTGTTTATTAATGTAAGCACGGAGGCACCGCCGGAAAATGAACCATTGCCGGACGGGGCGTTGACATGGGAGGCCGACCTTATGGAGCCTTTGCAAGATGACGATTTTTTAGTTACTGAAATATTTACATAGGAGGGCATTATGTCCGTAGCAGTTAAAAGAAAATTAAGCGGTAGCACCGACGGCAAAGCAATTAAATTAACGAAAACATCCACGACGGACGCCGAAACTATCCACACGGCCATTGCCGGGACAACGGCGGGCACGTTGGATGAGGTTTGGCTTTGGGCGTATAACGCGCACTCGGCGGATGTTGTCTTGACGGTTGAAGTCGGCGGCGCGGCGGCACCCGACGTTATTAAACAGACTATCCCTTTTCAAAAGGGTTTGTTTCTTGTCATGCCGGGGCTGACCTTGCAAAACGCGGCGGTAATAAGAGCGTGGGCGGGAACGGCCAACGTTATTTCAATTATTGGCTTTGTAAACGCAATTGCAGACGCGGCGGCATAAGGTGAGTAAATGAGAAGGGTAAGAGATGTTTCACAGTATCGCAACCGGGTTAAGCGCGACGACATAAAAGATTGCGTCAAGAATGTGCTTGGCAACTTATTTGTTGAATCGCCCGGCGTCATGCCTATTAACTTGCTCCCGGCAGTCGGCACCGTGGCCGGTTCAACTATTGTTGATTTGCAAACAGGAACGCCGTCGTCATTAGCCATTCCCGCGCTTTTAAGTGTTGCGGCGGCGGCTGTTATGAAATGCCAAGTCACTTACGACGGCAACGGTAGCGACGCGTTATCAAGCCTTATTTCGGGCGGGACGGCAAGTCAGTCGTCGGGCATAGACCCGGCCAAAGTTTGCGACGGCAATCTTGGCACAAACAACAATATTACATCATACGGCAATCAATGGTGGAAATATGACTTTGGCTCGGGGGTGACAAAAAAATTCGGGCAAATCAGTATTTACAATGGTGGCAATCAAGGCTTTTGTCCCAAAAATATGATTTTCCAAGGGTCAAACGACGACACGAATTGGACGGACTTAGATAGTTTTCTTGTAAGCAACACCGGGAGCCAATGGTCAACGCATGGCGTCAATAGCGGCGACTATCGTTATTATCGTTGCTTTTTTATCGACAATTATTATGGGAGCGGAAATATTTACCTTTGGGAAATCCGGTTTTATTACGCGACCGGCGACCCGAATTGGTATGAAAGCGGGGCAACCGTGACCGTCCGGGATAACTGTTTTATAAAAACCGGCAAAACATTTTCCAAGTGGAATACGGCGGCGGACGGGTCGGGGACGGATTATGACCCCGCCGACACGTTTGCAATCACAGCACCGACAACACTTTATGCAATATGGGTTTAAAAGGAGGCTTTAATGCTGAATCAAATTGAGGAAATAAAATTTACAGAATTGAAAGACAAATGCCGGGAATTGAAGGTGGCTATTTTCCCGGAAGTTTTTATTACAACGCAAGTTCACGACAAAAACGGCGTTTTGGTTTGGGATAACAGCGAGCGGGCGCATAGTTGGATAAGGAATTTTTATAATACCCTTATCGCTTACCTTTTCGGATATACCGGCGGCGGGGGCACTTATAACGCGGGTTATTTATCTTTAAAAATTTTCAACGGGACGGTTGTCGCTTGTAGTTATTGCACCCCGGCCACGCTCGGCGCTGTCAATGATGCGACCAAAGGCATTATCGTGGGGACGGGCGACGCCGCCGCCGCTATTAATGATTATACCCTCACGCTAATTGCCAACGGCACCGGGTCGGGGCAATTTTCCCACCAAGCAGAAGCGCAACCGGTGCCTTCTTATGATTCCGGGAATAAAGTTTGGTCAATGGTAAGAACAAGAATATTTAACAATAATTCCGGCGGGTCAATTACCGTCAAGGAAACGGGTTTGCTTGGCTATACCACAACGCAAGTTTTAATGGAAAGAAGCGTATTGGCCTCGCCCGTGGTCGTAGCGAACGGCGCGCAATTGACGGTTACTTACACTATCACTATGGATTTTTCGACACTTGATTAAAAATAAAAAGGCGAGGGTGGCGCGGTGGATATTAAAATTTTTGAAAACGTCGGGAGCTTGGTTATCAATGGCGGTTTGGTCGGGGCGGTTCTTTTTTTCGGAAAAAAATGGATGAGTAAAGTTGAACAAACAGCGGAATCAAACAGGGTTGAGCTTGCCGCCTATTCCGCAAAAACCCACGATGAATTAAAGCAATGTATCCGTGAAAACCGCGACGAATACCGGTTCACGGCCAATGAGATTAAGGAAAGCATTGACAAGTTGGCCGACCATGTGGCCGTCGCTAATGGCCGCACCGGGAAACTTGAAAACAGGATTGAAGTCCAAGTGGCGCTTTGCGCGGAGCGGCGGAAACTTGACGCTTGCGCCCCGGCGGGTGAAGTTGCCCATTTTATCCACGGGTAGGAGGCCGCCATGCCACAAGCAAAACTGTTTCCCTTGCTTATGCTTTTGTCATTGTTGGCGCTCATTGCCGGGCGCTTGATGTTTATTTTCACACATTAAACGGAGGGAAAAAAATGAAAAAGGTTTTTATTGGAATGATTATTGGCTTGATGCTTTTAACGTTGACGGCGTGGGGAACTGCCGCCGAGCAATCGGTCGCGGAATCGCTTACCTTCACATGGGAGCAATTGGCCGATGATTTGTCAAGCCTTAAAGGGTGGGCGCTGTATATGTCGCCAACGCCGGGTGCGGGTTACGTTAAAGTCGTTGACATACCTTACACGCCGGGAACGGAAACCAGTTTTTCGTCGGACACGGTTTTAAATGTGTCCGGGGCGGGCGGCTCAACCGTCAATAAATATTTCGTTATGGTATCGGTCAACACGGAAAATTTTGAATCGCCTTACAGCAATGAAGTGGCTTACGGCTTTAAAATACCCGTGCCATTGACAAGCGCGCCCTTCAACTTAATCATGAAGGTCAACGCCGTGCCGAAATAATGCCTTCTTTTGCTCTAGCGGCTTTGTAAAATAAAGGGTTTTGCGGCTTAAAATTAAAAAGGCATAGGAAGTATAGGGCATGGATGTTTACGCGCTAATCACAAAGCATGAAGGGGTAAGAAATAAGGTTTATTTAGATACAGCCGACCCGCCTAACAAAACGATTGGCGTCGGGTGGAATCTTGAAGCAAATAAGCTCCCGGCGGATATTGACCTTTTTTTAACGCGCAACGGCTATATCACCGACGACCATGTGCAAAGGCTTTTAGAGATAAGCATTCGCCATGCAACGGCGGATTGCCGGGTTTTATTTCCCGGCTTTGATGGTTTTACAGCGGAGCGCAAGGCCGCGCTCATTGACGTTGTTTTTAATATGGGCTTTGGCCGTATCCGCCTCGATTTTCCGCAATTTATTAAATGCGTCAACGCGGGCGATTGGCCGGGCGCGGCCAATGAATTGAAATATGAAAACGGCAAAACAAAAAAGAAGTTGTCGGGGTATTGGAAACAAACCAAAGGCCGGGCAAAAACTATTTATGGGCTTATTGAGGGCGAAACATGGCTCGCATAATCACGCCGCTTATTAATGAATGCCTTGATTCGCATTTTTACCGGGTGCATGGCGTTTTCTGTATTCAACTGGACACGCTTAAAATACGCGGCTTGCAAGACGTTCTTAAAATATCAAATTTTGTGCATGACAACGAAAGCATCCCGTTTTTAAAAGGCGATTGTGACCCCGCCGGGGTTGCCCATGATTGGCTTTGTCGGAGCGATTCAATACCGCTTGTTACAAAGCGGGTCGCCGCGCAATGTTACCTTGAAGTTTTGGAAATGAATGACGCCATGAAAGACGAAAACATCTTTTTCCGGGGTTTAAATTGCATTGCCCGCAACGCGAAATTTGCGGTCGTTTTGGCATGGCCGGGGTATTGGCATAAACATAAAACCGGGGCGACTTATGAGGAAATGGCGGGGTAAATTTTGGTTGCACATGATGGTTGCACATTCGCAATAAAAAGGTGCAACCAAAGGGCAAAAGGTGCAACCGGCGGCGCGTAAAGTATTGGATTTTATTGCATACTGAATGCGTGTCCTACCTTCACACGGTAGAAGTCGCTGGTTCAATCCCAGCACCGCCTACCATTTGAAATCATTAGGGATTTGACGTTTTGTCAAGTCCCTTTTTTTGCCTTTTTTGGGGTTTGGTTGCACCTAATGGTTGCACATTCGCTTTTTTTGGCGTAAATTTTCCTTGAATTTTGCCTAAAGCGGCAACAAGGGAATCGGGCGGGGTATGCAAGTAAACCTCGGTCGTGCGCGCTTGCTTATGGCGTAACAATCCGCCGGTTGCCTTCAAGGATACCTTTTCCACGTCGAGCATATAAGACGCCATAAAATGCCGGAGCGAATGAAAGCCATAATACAGATTGGCTTGATACGTTTGACCCTTCTTTTTACCCCGGCCATATTTCCGGGTGGTGGTTCCTATCGGCTCAATGCCCGCCCGCTTGCAAAGCGCCGCCATTAATTTCGGGCGCGCCATGTAACGGGTTTCCTTTTTTTCATTGTAAAAAACCCACTTGTCTTGCTTGCGGTCATTCCAACGCCGCCATAAAACGGCGTAAAGGTCATCATTCATTGGTAACGCGTCCGGCTCATACGCGCCTTGCCGCCGCTTACGCGTCCAAAGCACGACGTAACGCTTGTCAAAGTTAACATCCTCAATCCAACGGAGCCTTAAAATTTCGTCAATGCGCCCTAGGGTATGCAGACAAGTCAAGATAATATCTTGTTGCTCGCCGGGAATTGCCGCCGCAATAAGGCGCAATATTTCGCGCTCCGTCGGTATTTTCTTTTCACGGGTTACATGGCTCATGCTTTCGACGGCAAGGCATGGATTAACGAAAAAGGGGAATTGTTGAACGTATGTTTTTTTTGCCCAGTTGAAAAAGGCCGACAATTCATGCCGGTTTTCATTGTATAAGGAATTTGATTTGAGGGTTTTTAGAAAATCATGAACGTGCTTGGGTGAAATTTCGTCAAGTTGCATATCGCCGCCGGGCAATGTCGCCCGGAAGCGCTTACAGGCGTTTACTTTCCGCAAATAAACATCATGAACATACTTTCTTTGTGCTAAATCAAGATAATCGTTGGCAATGGCTTTAAATCCCGTGGCGGTTTGTATCTTCTTGACATTTTCCGCCGCCAAAGCCTTTACGTCTTCCCGGCGCTTGACCCGTGCGGCCTCCGCGCCCCGGCGCGTTTCGTAGCCCCTCGCGGCATAATTCACGCCCCGGTGCGTAAACGAATAACTCCATTTCAATATCCATTTCGTGTTGTCGCGTCCTTCCATATACTCACGAATTAACCCCGGCGGAAATCTTAAAGAGCGCATCCCGGCGGGGTAGCCCCCGCCGAGCCGCTTAAAGCGCTTATATACCGTCCGGGGGCTAATATGCAAGCAATAAGCCACCTCGTCAACGGTCAACATTCTGTTAAAATCAACGTTCATTTTTTACAAACCAAGGCACGTCTTTATTTGTTGCTGTTTTTTTATTTCGCCCCATTGCTCGCCTTTGTCGTAATAAGCGTTTGCGATATTTACGGTGTATAAAATTTGTTCATCTATCCACGATTACTGTATAATTCGCCACAATCCCGTCGCTTGACGTGTCAAGGTTTATGCCAATGGAAATTTTCATGCCCTCGGGTATTTTCTTGAACGCCCATGCGATTGTTTCACGCTTTTCAAGCAGTAATTTTTCAAGGTCGCCCGCGATTGCCATAATTACATTTTCGGTTATTTCAAACATTTGATTCTCTTTTTTTTTAATTTGTTGACAGCTTATTGACAGCTTTTAAAATTACATTTCGCAAAAGTTGCCTACTGATTTGCTTTTTGCGCTTTAAGTTGCTTTTTGAGCGCGTCGGCTTTGTCCCGCCAATACATTGCCAAAATTTGCGCGTTCATGACTTCAATAAAGGCGGCCATTTTATTAACCCGGTTAACGCATTCAAGCGTTGCAATGCGATTATTTAAAATCATTCTTTCAACATTTCCCATCATACCGCCGCTCCCCTCCGTGGATTTTCTGATTGTCCAAAAACATTGTTTTTTGTGTATCCCTCGCCCTGTTCGTCCGTATTCTTGCCCTTGCATTTAGGGCAACGTTCCCGCCATGCCTTCAAATGTTTTGCTAATGGCCGCTCGGTTTTGACAATCCGCGTTGTTTCGCAAGTCGGGCAATAAAATGGGGTGTCGTAAATCAATCCCTTCTTTTTTATCATTGCCATTTCTATAAAGTCCTTTGTGTTTTTCAGCAAAAGCCACCACGCGCATAATAGTTTCAGCGCATTTAATCGCGTGGGTGTTGCCGTATTTTTCTTTCAACCAATCAATATCTTTTTCAAGTTGCGTCATCTTTTACCCCGCTGTCCGGCAAATTAAGAATGCGCCGGGATTCCGCCCGCGAAAATTTTTCTTTTTTTCGGCTTTGCTTTTTTCGGGGCGGGTTCCCGGTTATTCGATAAAAAAGGAAAAGAGCCTTGCGCCCTTTCAACGTCAATTTTATCCGCGTCAATCATGCCGCAAGCTCCATTTCCGTTATAACCCGGCTCCCCTCGGTAGCGCCGGGCTTGCTATGCAAGGCAACCATTTCGCCGCTGTCCTTAAAACTCCGCGCCTTGTCCGCAATCAATTTGTCATAGGTGCCGTAAACGCCGCCGGTGGCCGTGTGAATGAAATACGCCACAAGCGGGGGCGCGCCGGGTTGCGTATTAAATTCTTTGCGTTCAATGTTTTCAATTCTAACAAGGGAAATTTCATCTTTAGGCGCGGGCGCATCCGCTGTTTTGTCGTCCCCTAGCGCATCCGGCACGTCGCCCTCCGCCGGTATAAAGTCAGCATCCACGGTGTCGCCGTCCAATTGCGCCACAATTTCGTCGTCTTTGCCCGCGCCCTCGGTGCGCCGGGGCGGGTCTATGATTTCGCCGTTGGAAATTTCGTCTTTGGTATAAAGACCCATAACGGCGTCCGGGGCGACGCGGCGAATTCCCTTTACAGCCGCCCGCCAAAAATACATATCTCGCGCATACATTTTCCAATTGTCCTTTGCTAAAAGCCCGGCGGCCTTTGCATCGGCCTCGTTAAAGGTTGCCGTGTAAGTCATTTCGCCCCGCTTAAATTCAATGGTCGCGCCCTTGTCGCTTTCGGCAATGACCTTGTAAGTCACGCCCCGGTTCATTGCCAAACTCAACATAAGCTGACCATTGGCGGCCAATTGCCCTTTAATGAGGTTGATGTTCTTCAAGGCCATCATGGGCGGAATGCCAAGCTCATGCCCGTATTCAACAATTGCAAACGCTCCATAAACATTCTTTGCGTTCGGAAATAAGCCGCTTTTAAAAAGCCCGTCGCTTACCTTTTGCAAGGCCAAACTTGCCTCGGGGCTATGCCGCACCACCATTGCATTATTGCTTTCCATGTTACGCCTCCTTTTTTAAGTTATAGACGGCAAGCAAATGAGAAAATATTTGCCAACCAATTTCATTTTGTTTGTCGGTTACTTTTTTGGTTAAAAATGATTCAGATTCCGCCCGTGGAATGTTAATAATCATTGTTTCGTCAACGGCGTGGCCGTTTTCTTCAAGCAGTTTTTTAAGCGTCGCCACTTGCCAAACGGCCTCATCATAAATGCCTTTGCCTGTCTTCATATCAATGATGGTGCGCTTTCCGTTGACCTTGGCGAAAATGTCCAACGTGCCGCCGTAACGGAAAGCCTCGCTTACAAGCGGGCGCTCGCAAAAATAAACTTCCTCAATGGGGTTGTTCTTTTCCCATTCCCAAAACGACAGCGCGCAATTTTGGGCAAGGTCAATTTGATTTTCTGAATAGTCGGATACGTCGGTTTCCAAGCCGCTTAATTTATCCGTAACAAAGGCGTGGCCGAGCGTTCCAATGTCCGCGAGGTCGTCAACATAAGCGTTAACATCAATGCCGCGTAGCCCGAGGTTATTTGCCCATTTCGTCAAGGCGGGTTTCGCATGAAGGCCAAGCACGGTCGTAATGCCGGGCACGATTGTTTTATCCGCCAGTTTATAACGGATATGCGCCTTGACTTTAGCCATGTTGCACCCCCCGCTTGGTGGGGTTTGCGCGCAAGTGATGGGTGGGTAATGCGTGTCGCACCAAGCAATATATAATTTCCCGCTTATCGTCCGGTGACTCCCGGTTTACAATGCTCGCCATTGCAAGCGCCTTATCCGCATTGGTCGTGAATGGTAATTCAATGGATGGGTTTCTTTTAAGCCGCATAAGTTTATTCAAAAAATTAAATCGCATTTTCCGCTCCTTTGATTTTTTCTGTTACATCGTTAAAAATCGCGGCCAATTGCTCTTTTAAAAGAGCCAAGCCCTTCTTGGTATGCTCGGCGGCGGTCGCCGCTTGCATGGCGTCGTCAAGCCGGTCATACAATTCGTCTTTTAGGAAATAAATGAGGGTGTCCGTTTTCATGGCAATACCTCCACTTTGATAATGCCGTTGGTATAATAGATTGACCCGTCAACGTCCCTTTGTTGACAAAGCATCCCGTCAACGCCCGGCACCTTTACGGCGCAACCGGCTCCGGCGGCAATGTATCGCGCCCGGTTTTCATCTTTGCTTGCACATGACCAAACGAAAGCAAAAACCATAAACGCGATTGCCAACATCATGAAAAAATTGCATACGGCTCGGTGTTTCATTTCTAATTTCCTCCTTTCTGAATTAGCGTTGAAAAGAGGCTATAATCTTTATTGCATTTTGTCAAGGATTATTTACAAAGAAATTTGCGTTTAAAAGGAAACAAAAACCCCCG